ATGCGAAGGGGGTGTATGATTTTCGGACCCCTCCCCTAGGTCTTTGCCGTTTAATTGAGTACGGCATTGACTAAAACTAGGAGAGGAATCCGTCGTCACACTTAAAAAATATTAATTTTTTCTTAAAAAATATTTTTAATTAAATAATTATTCAAACTTTGCTTTTCATTTTACAAGCACAACACACATTGCCTCCATACCATATGCCATGTATATGCTTATAGCTAACATTACCAAGCAACAGTTTTACCTTTAACCGCCAAACAATAATGAGACACACCAGAACCATCAGGGAGGACTACGAATCCATTCTCACATAGATCATTGATAGCATGGTCGATACGACTCTCGTTCTCTACATCTGTAAGATTGTCAGAGCATGCCGCCATTCTAGCCAGCTTACCACAGGTATTGTAGCCCATCTGATAGTCATAGTTAACCCATCGATCCCATTGCGTGAAAGGATCAAATGGATTGTCTTCTGTTGTAGCCCAAATCTCTTTCATATCAGACTTTGTAATCCTTTCTCGAATAAGAACTTGTAATGAATTGTTAATAAACTTTTCTTTTGTTTGCTCAAAGACTTTTGAATAGACAAATGAACTTTTAAGTAAAAACTTTAAGCTGCACTAACAATGTTTCCAATTGAAGAAACAGAAACGCCATCAACAAGCGAAGCAATTTGTTCATAAGTGTAACCAGATTTAGCCAACGCAATAACACGACTTCTCTTAGCATCACTAATCTTAGAAGTCTTAGGTAACGCAAGAGACATTACATTGTCCATGTCTGCATTGTCTAACAAATCTTCTAGTTTAGATTTAGAAATTGCTCCTTTATTAATTGCTTCCCATTCCTTTTCTGTGAACTTAACACGATCTTTCTGTGCACCACAACGAGCGCGAGCATCTTTAATAGCCTGACCTTTAATCTTTCTCTTCTCATCAGAGTCTAGATCTGTACGTCTATTAAACTCACCATTAACAATAGAGGTAGCGAGGATCTGTGCTTGTCGCTCTCTAGGTGCGTTAGCCTTAGCCTTAATGAGTTTTGCATCCAAAGACTTTACTTCTTCTGCATATTCTTTGTGCGCTTCAGGACTGTATTTCAAATCAGGTGTACGTAAAGAATCGAGACGGGCCTGATTACCAAGAGCCTTCATATGGTTAGCATAAGCGGCATAGGTCTGCTCTATTTCAGAGGGGTTCTGACTCATGAGTTCACGTGCATCTTTGACGGTATTCATCTCGTAATCTTTCTGGGTCCGCTTCTTATACCCTACGGTCTCCCGTACTTCTTTCCCACTACCGGGATCATAGTAATAATGACCCTGGGTGTCTTTCTTAATGGACCCGTCATATGTCTTCGTGACATCCTTACCGTCCTTATCCTTCATCCAAGTGGACTTGTGTGGCTTACCATTCTTGTCATACCACTGATAGCCTTCAGGTGCAGGCACTCGTACTTTCTTTCGATCCGCTTCCATGGTCTGACTGGGTGCGAGGAATATACGTTCACCTGTAATAGGATCAATCTTTGAACGCATAGACCTAGCATCAACTTCAACGGGGTGCTTTGCTCTTGAAAGTAAGGAAGATGCACCATGAGAACCATCTGGATTTGACTGGTACTTCTGCTTTAATTCAGCAATACCATAGTCTTCCGCAGCTGCCTTGTAGTTAAGTTCATGTTTCTTGGCGTCAATAACAACCATAGAATATCGAACCGCTCTACTCAGCTCCATCTCATCACTGCAACCCTTAGCATACATGTCGGTGATCAGATTGGTAACCTCACCCATTTTAATGCCCTTTTCTTTATCGGATTTGAAATACTTGTATGTAGGTTTACCATTAGCATCTACCATCTTAGAGAATCGTGGATTCTTAATACCATATTCAGCAGTAGGATCGAAGCCTTCAAGACCAGGAAGTGACGGTGTAGACTTAATAGAGACAACCTTATCAAACTCACCTTTCGAGTTCTTTCTTGTCATAGGGATAACAATTGCTGTATCACCATCGAAGTCAGCTCCGGAAAGTTTGTCTGCGGTTGCCTTTGTAATACCAATAGCATCAGGAGCATTCTTCATAAACGAATTAGCTTCTTTATTGTTGTTATTCACAGTACGAATTGGTATCTCAAATGGACCTGAATGAGGGAATCGAACTAAAGCTACAGTTGTGCCATTCGGAAGTGACGGACAATAGCATTCTGTGTCCTTTAAAGACGGAACAGGAAGCAATACTTTCGTACCTTGGCCAGCAATTGGTGCTGCTTTTAAGTCACATGCTGCGCCATTACATTCATCACCAAACTTCTCAAGCAGTTTCTTTCTAACGACTGGGTTGTTGTAGCTAAGAATATCGTTGTACTCGTCTTCCTTTGCTGCAATTGCCAGCTTCAACTGCTTTTGGACAAGTGGTAATGACTGTTTTGCAAGGAACTGTGCCGGTAAGTTTTTACTCCAAGCATTCCATGCACCTTCTTTATGGGCATCATTGGCATTTGGAGCAGAAGAGCCAACAATATTAATTGCCGAGCGCTTTCTTTCTCCCGTTTTTGGATCTGTATACTCTGTTTGAACGACAGAAGCACCAAACATATTCGACGCGATGGTTCCATCTTTATTCATCTGAATATCTTTTAGTGCTTTCTTCATTCCATCTTTTTCAGACTTGTTTGAGTTAACACATATATCGGTTCCTTCAGAAAGATTCTCATCATAAACAGCCATTCCTTTAATGTATTTAATACCTAAAGGATTATCTTTTGTGATGCATTCCTTTCCACCATCGACTGCGATTCGTACCTGAGCATACTTAGCATTGCCTAAAGAAAGATCCGGACTAGCAGAAACAAGATTTCCATTCTCATCTCTGGTTGCCCGGATCTGAATCAGACCATCACGCTGTGTGCCGCCCTGTTCGTCATATATAATTTTGATTCGCTTAGGATCAATCTTCGGAGGATCTCCTAAACCTTTCTTAGTAAGTACTGACTCGATTCCATCTGGATCATCAACCAACTTAATATCATCCATATGACGATAAATTGGGGGCTTGTTCTCAGATCCAGGAGGGCACAGAACTTTGAATATTGTTTCGTTTGCCCCGTTTGAACCAACCTGTTTTAAACGAGCTTCCTGTGTTGTATATCCTTCTGCTTTCAGCATCTCAACTGCAGTTTTCAAGCCGTCGGGAGAAATGTTCAAAGAAAGTTCAGTACCTTTACCAATATCAATGTAACCTTTTTCTTCCGATGCTTTACGCAGCTTATTTGCAACGTCAGTAACTTTGTTTGGATTACCATTCTGGCCTGTAGCTAAAATAGAACGAACAGACGATTCATTCTTGCCAATGATTCTACCAATTTCACTTGGATTATATGGCTTTCCAGTTGCAGGATTTGTGTGCATGGTGTACCAAAGGCATTCTGCATACTCATCTTTCTTTTTATTGTTAACTGCAATTTGCTTCTGCGCACGCAGTTTAGAAGTAGAGCCTTTTGGAGCACCAGTTTCCGGATCTGTAATAACTTTTCCACTATTATCGTACTGATAATATCCAAGCATTGCAGCGATCTGTGCTTCTGAAGCGTCAGGATTTGCTTCTTTGAGTTTATTAATTCTGGATATCAAATCCCAATCATGCTGATGTTGCCTATTTCCACTTCCAAAGGGATATCTGCCAGAACCTCTTCCCGGAGGATTCTCATCGTGTGCTACACCAGTATGCTCAAGAGCATCTAGAATAATCTGAGAATATAAATCGACGTTAAGCATACTTATACCTCCATATAGTTATTCTTGACATACTTTGTAAGCTCTACAGCTCTTGACATAACCGGTAAAATATCTGGTGCTTTTGGAAGACCAGTTAAGATTTCACCATTCTGATAGATGCACAATATAACAGAAACATCTTTTGGATTAATGTGATACTCCAAAAAGAAATAAGCAGCATACTCAACCAACTGATCAAGTGATGCTGCCATTTTTCCTGTCTTTAAATCATGAATCCGAAGTTCATGTTTTACTGGATTATACCGAATGCAATCTGCTGTTCCGAAAGCGATTGGATAGTTATAAACAATCGGTTGCTCTGGTAACATATCAAACCCAATTGCATCTTTAATGTAAGGTACGACTGTATCCAAATATAATTCAGGTGTATTTAACTTATCTGGAATGTTTGCTTGCCATAACGCATCATAGATACGATCTGCTACCTTTGTTTTTGTAACAGATTTTTTCTGCAATATCATTCTTGCCGCTTCAGCATGAATGATGGTGCCGATCTGTGCTGCATACTTTGAACGAATAATATTGTCCAACTGTTCTGGCGTTAGCTCGCTTCTAGAAAGAAGTTTTTGAGAAGGTGCAAATATTGCATGCTGTCCCTCTTTAATTTCGGGATGATTATTAAAATGAAAATTTTTCAAATCAAAACCTCCCTCAATTCTGCTATGACAATATCTTCGTTTTCTGGATACACAAAGGCTGCATAAGACCACTCATTAAACTTTTGAATATAATAATCTTGATTTGGTCTATGATTTGCGGATTGGCTCTCTTTGCATTCCAGCATGGCGTAATGGTTTTTGTAAAATATCACAAGATCTGGTATTCCTTGAATGTATTTTGGATCTTGTTTCTCAATAACACATCCTGGAAACTCTTTCTTGAGACGCCTGATTAGTTTAGCTTGAAACTGACTCTCTAATTTACTCAAAACCGTTCCTTTCCAAAATAAAAAAGAGAAGGAAATATTTCCCTTCTCTCTCTATTAAAGGGTATGAATTTAACACGTTCAGATGGGGACAAATTGATTAGCTCTTAAAATATCAAGATCCTGTGGTAAATGAGCTAAGCAATATTCTCTTGTCCATTGTGAAGCTATTTTTACTTCTGAATCCGTCATCCAACAAAGATTCTCTACGGCATTATTACAAGGGTTTCGATCGATATGAAAAACGCGATTATAATATGAACTATTGTTTTTAATAAAAGCTTTGGCAACTAATCGACCAACGTCCTCATGAATATAATTTAGTTTGACTCTTGCATGGCCGTTCGAATAATCTTGTTGAAGCTCTATAATTTTGTATTGTGTTCCATCAATCAGTTTCATTGCAAAAACTTGGCCAGTAGCTGAAACACAATATCCAGGATGTTCTTCGATTAGTTTTAAACAATTCATAAGCCAAGAAAACTCCTTTCATTAAAGTCTCTTTTTTCATGTAATGCTCTTGCAATGGCAAGATCTATGGGAGCTGTAGATTGCAAATAGTAGTAATAAAGAATATCAAATGGAGAATTTGTTCTATCGATTCGCCCTTCTGCTTGCGTTATAGCTTTGTAAGAGTAGCTGAGCGAATAGAATATAATTGTGTCTGTTGTAATGCAGTTCCAACCTTCTGAAGCTGCTGTGTACTGACAGAGATATACCCATTTCTTTGAAGTCGGCACTTCACTATGAACTTCTCCATTCCATTCACCAATATCAAATTTCATTTCTTTTGCAACTTGCCTTAGAATATTTAATTCTGGAGTATAGTTGTAAAATATAATTACTTTTGGATGATCGCAAAGAAGGACTTTCAAAGCGTTAATTCTATCCTCATCTTCATTAACTACTCTTCTCAAGAGATAACAAAGTTTGCCAGTTTCTTCGATTGGTTTATTCTCAAATACATCCCAACGATCTCTAAATATCTTTTTGTATTTGCCTCTGTCATACATGCAAGTAATCTTTTTCTTTTCTTTCTTAATCTTTCGATTGGCTCGCATGTGAACTAAGACTTGATTGCGTTGAGATATAAGTTCATATTCATCAACATATCGATCTATAACTGGAAAGTTCATATAGGGTTTATAGATCACATGCTTCATATTGAACTCTGTACGATTCTTATAAAAACCATTTGCAATAAAGACAGGAATATAATCTTTCCAAGTATCTCCGGGCGTTGCAGAAAGGAGAATCCAATGGTTTTTCTTTGTAATCTTTAAGAACGATTTTACCCATGCTCCACTGCCTACAACCCGTTGCTCATCGAATATAAAAAAGCTTCCATAGACATTCTGATACTTTTTAATATTGTTCCAAGAATCAATTACAACAGTTTTAAATCGAAACGGTTTTGCTTCTGTTTCCCATTCTTTTGAATCTCTTTTCTTTGCAGTGGTAATGATGTAAATATCTTTTCCTTTTTCCTTTTGAATCGCATATGCAAGTGCTGTTCTCGACTTACCAGTTCCAACAGCACCATTTAGGATGCAACCATTGTGCATTTTTCGAATTGCGTCTTTTTGTTCAGGATATAATTCGATCATATAGTGCTCTTTATCCCTCCTCTCTTAAGAAAAAAGAAAACCTCTGAATTCATCAAGAACTCAGAGGCTTAAATAACTTCATTTAATTCTTATACTTTCATTTTCAATCTTGTGTCGTCTTCTGCCTGCTCCTGTTCCAATGACAGATTTGAGAATTGACAGTCAGCACCGCACGCGGCATAACCGGCAATATCAACCCAATTATCAAGCTTTGCTTCGCCAGTTATGTTGCGTCCAACTTTAAAAAGAATCATCATGTTTGCGACATCGCTGGTCAATAAGGGCCTATTAAGGTAAGCGGACCACAGTCGAGCAATTCTTTCAAAGCTATTTTCAGGGCTTCCGTACTGTTTGTCTCGATCACCACAAACAGCATATCTTGCATCAACTAAAACTGTTTCTCTTACTGTCATAATTATTCTCCTTCATAGAATTTACAATGTGCGCAATCTCCATCGCAGTCTTCACAGTGCGGCTTTGCATAAGCACTATGTGCGACCAATACGACAAAAAGAATATCAATTAAAATATTTAGTGCTATTAAAGCGACTATGATTAAAACCACATTCAATTCAATCAAAAGCTCCCAGTTGAACCAAATCCACCATTACCACGATCTGTATCAGAAATATCATTTGTTTCCTCAAGTGAAGAGATTAAATATGGCTGAATAATAAGCTGTGCGACTCTCTCCCCATAGGATATCAATTTCTTCTCTTTAGAGTCATTGTGGAGCGGAACAATAATCTCTCCTCGATAATCCGAGTCAATAATTCCAACACAATTTGCCGGCCTTAGTCCTTCTTTTGTGGCTAATCCAGATCTTGCATATTCTCCGCCAAAATATCCTGCTGGAATCTCCATTGCAATTCCTGTATGAATCTTAATTGTTTCACCGGGATTAATAGAAATCGTGTCTATAGAATATAAATCATAGCCAGCGGAACCTGCAGAACCGATTGTAGGAGTAATTGCAGATTCGCTTAATTTTTTAAATCGTATTATCATCTTCTATCCCCTTTACCCAACATAAAGCTTTATACTTCCGAAGCTCCTTTCGATAATAATTACAGCGAGTTGACCACTCTTGTTCTAATGTTGTAAGAACGGCACGCTCCTCATCAACTTTAATTGCCTTCTCAATTAACACACCAACAGCAATACCAATAAGCATACAAATTTCGCATAAAATATAATTCATAGTTTTACCTCCTACCAACCAAAACGAACACCAGACATCGTTCTTACAGGCTTACAATGCAGTGGATAATCTGTTCCTGGAATACATTCTTCTTTTGTACGGGCAGCTTTAGAATAATAATTAAAACCTGTGGAAAAACATTCTTTACAATAACTGTCCAATATCAAACCATCCTTACGAATATGTTCCTTATAGCGTTTACAATCTTTATTGGTGCAATATTTCATAACTCTCCCTTAAATTAATTAAAAAAGAAAAGAGAGCCTTAGAACTATTTGTTCCAAGACTCTCTATCAGATATGGTGCTTCGATATGACTTTAGATATGTCAATAGACATGAACGCCGTCTATATCGGTCAACCTCCTTTCATTAGAGGCGATGATTTTTATGCGAATATACTACTTAGAATGGCACATCTTCATCGTCTCCATCAGGAAGATTTGGATCAAGACCTTCTTTATCCATTAGAGCATCATACTTGGCAGAAATTGGATCGAGATGTTCCTTAAAAACGCCAAGATTAAGATACAACGATGCTGAATCATACTTGCGATAAAAGTTTATAACCATATCACAGTTCTCAATGAACATCCCGTCAATTTTTCCATAAGACTCAGGAGACAAATCCTGAAGCTGACCAGAACTCTTTACAATCTGAATCTTTGGAGGACGATTACTTGTCTCCGTATTAACGTTTACCTTAACAAAATGAATCGGAGGTTCTCCCTCTTCAGGATTGCCTCCGAATTCTTTTACATTGCATCCGTTTTCAGTAAAGAAATCAAGATATTCATCAGAAACTTTAAGATTAAAATTTCTCTTTCCCTTTGAATTTACAACCTGACCAGTCTTTGGATTTCTCTTTTCAACACCTCCAAAATTTCTGAACGAACCTCCAAGAATATCTTCATTCTTAGCACCCTCAATAATGAGATCTCTACCTGACATATAAACCTTCATTTTCTCGCTCCTTTTCATTTCAATATAATTTCTTCATCAGTTCCAACAGGAATAGAATCTAATTGGAATTCTGGTGAATTCATATAATGACTAAAGTCATCTTGTCCGGAAACAAACCATTCGTAATTGCCAAAGTTATTAATTTCAGCAATTGCGTCATCACACTTTTTCTGATAATAAGATTTATCAATATCATCTTCTAAGTGCAATATTTTTACCTGATCTGATTCCATCCATAAATATCCTTTTGTTCCAGTTGCTGCATATCGCTTGCCATTATTCACACGATATAATAATGAACCGCCTCTCTTCATCGGTGTGAACTGCCCGACTCTGCCGACGAATTCGTCAATTTCGTTTTCTGTACCTTCATTCTTAACAAGATGAAGCGCACCTTCTTTAACAGAAATCGTCTCGCAGAAATCATCAAATATAATTGATTCGTGCGTGAATAACGACTTGAACACATATGGAACAGCAAAGTATTTGCCAGTTGCTTCCCATACCATTGGTGATTCTGGATCGTCAGTATCATGAAGACCAATGAACTGGGCGTTATCTTTGAGACAGATACGATTCCAAGTATGCTCGATCTCATATGTGTAACCATACTTAGACCCAAAATTATCAATAAAGTTAAGAATCTCATCTGTTGGATTGGCGATTTTAATAGAATCTGTTTTGATGTGAATAACAGTGAATCCTCTTGCTTCAACTTCATCTTGCAGCATCTTCATAACAAGAGCTCCACGAAGAGCAACAATGTTATTAATATTCCGCTTGTCTTTTGCTACGAAATAATCACTAGGACTTGAAGTCATTCCGTAGAAAGAATTGAGAATCAGCTTTAATGCTTTTGACAAAGCTTTAGCAGATTTCTTATCGCCCAAATACTTCGCAAGCTTACCATCAAACATAGTTTTAACTTTGTCGTAATCTCCATGTTTAATTGCAATTCTTGCTTCCATCAAATCGTTATAATTCTTTGTGTAATCTCCGAACAGATTGAGTTCTTTAATAGAGTGCGGATGCATGGAAGCAACATCTTTTGTTACTGCCCTTCCATACATTCCATGATTTGCATACACATATCCGCCACGACCAATATCAATACCACGGAACATATTATGAAGCGTTCCATCTTTGAATCGTACAAGATGATAACCTGGAAAATGATTAACGTTCTTAGGTTTAACGCCAGTCCAATCATCCCCAAGTTTCTCATACTCCTCTTCCGATATAATTGGCATCTGGAAGTCTTCGGTAGTGTATTGTTTGCCAGTTGTAAAGTCTGTATAAGTAAGAACAGGATGTTTATTACCTTCAAATACAAACTTTGTAGACATGGAATTGATGGTATCGTTGACCGTTCCTCCAGAAATATCAGCTAGCATTTCTATTGCAACAAAGTCTTCATAACATCCATCGAATGTTATTTCAGTACTAATAACATCATTGTCACAATACTCTGCTGCTTTAGTCCAATCTTTCATTGGAACTGGTAAATACCAAGGCTGATTCCATTCGACATGTTCCGCGCCAAACTGGATCTCATACTTCTTTAAACTCTGCTTGGTTGTTGCAAAGTTTAAAACATCAGCATATGAAAGATTGTATGCAGAACCATATCTGGCGTTCTTTGATATCTCAGAATCCTTACTTACAAGCTTTTGACTTAATGCATAAAGTTCTTCACTTGTATACCCTATAGCCCTTGCATAAAGCATGTGATTATCATATTTACGATTATTAAATCCAATAATCCTATACTTAAACAGACCTTCAATTTCTTCAGGCGTTGGATTTATCATTCGTACAACCGTTTTCACATGCTCTTTTGGAATAACTTTGCCTGAACTATCAAACTTATAAGGTTCGTCATCACGATACTTCCAGTTAACAAGAAAAAGAGTTGGAGTATCTTTCGGAATGTTCTCCGGAATTTCTACCCCAGCTTCTTTTGCCTGTTTATAACTTGGAAATATTTCACAGTCCAAAAATATAATTGGCGCTGTCTTGTACTCCGATGTTTCTTCATTCTCTTTCTCTTCAATATCTTTACTACAGAAATGCATCTGATTTACAAGATTCATGCAATATTCTGCTTTATTTGAAGAGTTAACAGCAAATGCAAAAACATCATTTTCAAGATCTCTTACATCATAGGTTTTACCAGATTTATAAGCTTCATCAAGTACTTTATAGATGAAGTCACATTCTGGTTTTGTATGCCCATGATGTTTCTTAAGGACTGCGTTAATGATCTGAACTTTTAAAGCTTTTTCACTTTTAAAGCCCTCCCAATCAATCAATTTGCCCATCCTCTCCTTTAATGGTAATCCGCTGGCCAAAGTAGCAATTGAAATATCATTACACTTAGTAAGCTTTCTTCTAAGAGCAGACTTGCCAGTAAACACTTTCACTTCTACATTGTCTCCATAAATTCGCGAAAGGTCTTCCGGATCACCTCCAGTGTAAATATAATGCAGATGTATTCCATTTCCAGACTTGCTAAGCTCCGCATAAGTCGGTGGAAACTTCTGCGCTTCTGCAAGATTTCGATTAAAATCTTTTTGCCCATCCTTTCCTTTAATATCAAGGTCGATAACAATAAGATTCTTCGGAACCCGCACGTAATGGATCTTATGTGTATCAAGTTCTTTTAACTTTGTTGGGCATCTATCCCAAGAATACTTGAGAGGATGTTCCGAACTATCTTGCTCGTATTGTGCTGGTGCATCTGCATATGCATCGTCGAAAAGTGACTTTGTAGAATTGAAAACGAGCCAAGGTTCTGGTGCTTCCTCAACTGGTTTCACCTCTTTCAGTCCAATCTTTTCGAGCTTGAATCCTTCGAATTTCATATTGTCATACTTTTCAAAATATAATTTTAATGTGTCTCTAAATTTATATCTCGGAAGTATGTTTTTGAAATTGGATTCAGTAGCATAATCACTATACAGTTTATATGCAGCTGCGAGACTTATTCCTTCTTTTAAGACGAGATAGTTTTCTTCAACAAAGTTCTGGAACGGTGAAGTCCTGGAAAGCATGTCCTCCGCAATATAATGATCATAATAATGCCTGCCAAGCTTCTTGTACGTTTGCAGGCACTTCCACGCGATACCACTCCTTTCAAATTGCAACCCTTCTATGCATTTGTCATACTCATCTGGAGAAAGTTTATTACCAGTTGGACGAATATCAATCAGCCTTCGGTTCATTCCAGACGTTGGTGACATCTGTACAGGTTCATTACTTCCTGCCATCAATAAACAGGAAGGAATCTTATTAAACCTTCTCCCAAATTTTGGGTTTACGGTAATCGACTCATGCGAAATGATTTTATTCAACATCGCCTTCTTGGTAATCATGTTCATTTCTGCTTCATCGTCATAAGCAAGAACGGCATCATTCTCCAAGAATTGTGTGCCAAAACTATCATTCCCTGTCAATCCATTCGCTTCGAATCTTGTAACATAACCACCACCCAGGCCACCAAGTACCGCGTCGGCAATCACTTTACCCATGATGGTTGACTTACC